AGGTTGGAGAGGAGGTTGATACGACAGAGGACGAAGTGCCGGAAGTCGTAGAGGACGCGCAAGTGTTCACGCAGCTCGGAGATGTTTGGCTTTGCGGGCGGCATAGAGTTATGTGCGGGGACTCTACGAGTAAGGATCAAATAGGAAGGTTATTAACAGGATGTCCTTCTATCCTTATGACAGATCCACCTTACGGCGTATCGTTAGATCAATCATGGAGGGATTCGGCACTTGGACATAAAAAGGGGGGGAAAGGCAATCCACTTAAAGTTTTGAATGATGATATTGCTGATTGGACAGAAGCTTGGAAATTATTTCCTGGAAATGTCGCATATATTTGGCATGCTTCTAAATTTGCGGATGTAGTCATGAACAGCCTAAGGAATGCGTCTTTTGAGATTTGCCAACAAATAATCTGGAATAAGTCGGTGCTAGTGATGGGGAGATGCGATTATCACTTTAAGCATGAGCCATGTTGGTATGCAATAAGGAAAGGGAAGACACATAATTGGATAGGGGACAGATCTCAAAGCACTGTAATCGATGCGGCGAGTCCTAATCAAATTACGTCCGGATCGAAAGAAGACAAAACGGAACACCCGACTCAGAAGCCTCTTTTGTGCATGACAAGCTTGATTCAAAATCATTCAGGGGATGTTTTTGATCCCTTCCTTGGCTCCGGCACAACTCTAATCGCTTGTGAAAGACTAAACCGTATTTGCTACGGATGCGAGTTAGAACCGAGATATGTAGATGTTATTTGTAGACACTATCATAAAGAAACGGGCATTGTGCCTACGCTAGAGGCTACAGGAGAACCGTTTCCAATTGCAGGGTAACCTGTGGCAGTCTCTAAGCTCATAGGACTACAACGCCAAGCTCGGAAAGCGGGTTGGTGTAAAAATTTTACAGCAAACGACGACGCCGCCCTACTTCAGGGCTGCTATTTTGACGAGAGAAAAGCAAACAAACCTATCAGCTTTATCGAGTCATTTTGTAGACTCTCAGACGGCGCAAGAGCAGGACAACGCATCACGCTGCTAGAGTGGCAAGCAGACGCAATCACTTCTATTTTTGGATGGCAGAGAGCTAACGACACGCGGCGCTACCGTGATGTATATATCACGATGGCCAAGAAAAACGCGAAGTCTCTTTTCTCAGCTTGCATATCGGTCTATTGCTTAGAAGCTGACGGAGAAGAGGGCGCATACGTATATTTAACAGCGGTAGACTCCGAGCAAACAGACGAGGTGTTTCATCCTGCGGCTGAAATGATTCGGCGATCTCCGAATTTAAGCAAACGTTACAAGGTGTCGGCATCAATTAACACAATTACGCATGGTTCTAACGCATGGATTAAAACGATAGCATCAGATGCAGGAAGCTCGGAAGGTAAGAACGCACATCTTTTAGTTATAGACGAACTCCATGCTTGGAAAAATCAGGAGTTCTACGACTCTTTAGAGTATGCATCAATCGCAAGATTACAGCCTATTCGTCTTGTCATCACCACACGCGGCAGCGATCCTAATGGGATTTGCGGAGCGCACGAAGATCACTTCTTGAAAATTAGAAATGATGAGATTATAGATATTTCTCGCTTGCCGATTATCTACGCACCAGATAAAAATGATGATTTAGATTTAGTAAGCACCTGGGAGAAAGCAAATCCGGCTCTTGGTGTTATACTCTCAGTTGAAGACTTTGCTTCGGCCTATCGTAAGGCTAGGGCCGGCACGCCGGCACAATGGGCTAACTTCGTGCGACGGAGATTGAATCTTTGGAAGCACGGAGATAGTCCATATTTTGACTTGGTAAGATGGAACGCGCTAGCGAAGCCAAGGACACAAGAGGAGCTTGAAGATTGCCTATGTTGGGCGAGTCTTGACTTAAGTTTCAAGGACGACTTTACCAGCATTGGATTATGCTTTTTGCTCGAAGATGGGACTTATCATCTCATCACGAAGCACTTTATCCCGGAAGAGAGGATAAAAGAAGCCGAAGCGAAAGGTGAAAGTTTATACAGGACGTGGAAGCGTGAAGGGCATTTGATCGCGTGCAAGGGGCATGTGATTAGAGTGTCTGACGTGTTAGCTGAGCTTGTAGAGCTTGCTAGTATATACAAGCTGAAAGAGCAGCCTGTTGCTTTCGATAGATGGGGTGCTCAAGTCTTGATGACAGATTTGGAAGATTTGGACTTTGAAGTTTTTCAGTTTGGGCAAGGGTTTAAGTCTATGAACTTGCCAACGAAGGAACTCAGCGAAGCTATCTTATCAGGGCGCGTGACGCATGACGATAACCCCGTAATGAATTGGATGATGGGTAATGCTGTAGCGCAAGAAGATCAAGCGGGAAATGTTAAGCTGGTAAAGTCTAGCGGAACTGGGAAAAAGAAACAGAAGTATAAAATCGACGGATGCATATGTGCCGTTATGAGTATTGACGGAGCTATGAGACACCGAGGCGAAGCGTTCGGGGACTCAGATACTGCGGATATTGTAGTTCATATTTAGTTTCGTGATATGCTCGACTAAAGAACAATTTCAAAAGTTGACTATGTGGCCATTTAGAAAAAGTATTACATCACAACAGCTATCTGCAATGGTATCGTGGAGTGGCGGCGGTAGCGGCTTTACTGTCTCGTCTGAAACGGCACTTAGGATTGTAGATGTCTATAGCTGTGTCCGTGTTCTGTGCGGAACTATTAGCTCCTTGCCTATCAACCTTCTATACCGAGACGGGAAACGCGGATATGCTACTAGTTCAAGGCTCTATCGACTCTTGCATAAGCAACCTAACGCTTGGCAGACTGCCAGTGAATTTCAAGCTATGCTGGTTCAGCATGTTGCTTTGAGCGGTAATTTTTTTGCTCATATCAATCGGACTCTCGGGGAAGTGAGAGAACTGAACCCGCTCCATCCGAGCAGCGTTGTTGTGACTCAAAAAGAAGACTTGACGCTTGAGTATGAAGTTAGACAAAAAGACGGATCGACGCGGCTGTTACAGCAAGGAGAAATGTTGCATGTGCGTGGTCTTGTCTCTGATGGTGTCGTCGGGCAAAATGTGGTGCGGCTACTTGCGGAAACGTTCGGGCAAGCTGCTGAGGGCGAGAAATATCAAGGGCGAACACTCCGTAACGGCGCAAAGCCTAGCGGAATTCTAACGTTCCCCGACAAGCTCACAGATGAGCAATATAAGAAAGAGAAAGCAAGGATAGAGGCGGCGGCTGGTGGCGATAATGCTGGCGGAACTTTGATGCTAGACAGAGCCGCTACCTTTCTTAAGGTCTCTTTATCTGGAGCGGATATACAGTTACTCGATACTATGAAGCTCAAGCGGTCTCAAATTGCGGGTGCTCTTGGAGTTCCGGCGCATCTAATTAACGACCTAGACCGCGCGACGTTTTCGAATATCGAGCACATGGATTTGGCTTATTATAAGCATAGCATCAGCCATTGGCTCAGGCAGATAGAGCTATGCCTTGATAGAGATATACTAACAGAAAGAGAGAAAGATGTCCTCCAATCCAAATTTAATCCAAACGCTTTATTACGCGGAGATCTATTGAGCCGGATGGATGCACACACAAAGTCTATAATGATTGGGATGCGAAGCCCTAACGAAGGCCGCGCACTGGAAGACTTGCCGCCTCGTGAAGATGGTTACGGAGACCAATATTTTTATCCTGCTAATTTAATGCCAGCAGAACTAAAGCCACAGCAATCACAACAATCTAAAGGTATCGGCTATGAAAATGAAAACTCTTGATTTCCCTATTGAGATTAAATCAGAAGATATCACACCTGAAGGGGTTTTTAGCGGGTATGGTTCCGTTTTTGGAGAGATTGACGCTTATTCTGAAGTGGTAGCTAAGGGAGCTTTTAAGAAGTCTCTTAAGACTAAAGTTCCTGCTATGCTTTGGCAGCACAAAAGCGATGAACCCATTGGAGTTTGGACTAGCATACAGGAAGACAATCGTGGCCTAGCGGTGGAAGGTAAGCTAGCTATGAAAACTGAGAGCGGTGCAGATGCCTACGAACTATTAAAAATGGGGGCAGTTAAGGGGCTTTCTATCGGGTATATGCCGATTAAGTATAAAGTAGATGTCGAGACTGAGATCTTGACGCATACAGAATTGGATTTATGGGAAGTCTCTCTAGTGACGTTTCCAGCTCTGCCTAGTGCTCAGGTTGACAGTGTTAAAAGTTTTTTTGCGGATGGCATTATGCCGTCGGAGCGAGAATGTGAGGAGTTCCTGCGAGATGCTGGACTATCACGAAACCAAGCCAAAACTTTCCTAAGTAAGGGCTATAGGGCTTGTCTGCGGGATGCTGACAAGGACGAAACAAAAGCGGTCGGCGATATTGCCGACAAAGTTAAAGCATTGTTGGAGATGATGAAAAATGGAAAAAGTAGCCGAAATTCTTGAGAGCCTGGCAAAGGGCTTTGAAGATTATAAAAAATTGAATGACGAACGTTTACATGAGATAGCAAAGAAAGGTCACGCAGATCCTTTGCTCGAAGCGAAGCTATCAAAGTGCGATGAGCACCTTGCTTCTTTAGAGCAGTTCAAGAAACAGGTAGAATCCGAACTCCTCAAGAGTAATCGCCTTGGAGTATCGGCGAAAGAAAAAGAAGTTTCGGCACATTCAGAAGCTTTCGCTAAGTTCCTGCGTAAGGGTAACGAGTTTGACTTGAGAGACTTAGAGCAAAAAGCTTTTGGCCTTACCACTCCGGCGGATGGTGGCTATTTAGTCCCAACTCAGCTTGATACTATGATACTGGACTTGCTCAAACCAGTTTCTCCGATGCGTAACTTGTGCTCTATCATGACAGTGGGCAATGCTAACTACGAGAAAATAGTAAATACCCACGGCACTACTTCCGGATGGGTAGGAGAAACTACAGCAAGAACAGAAACCAGCACGCCGACATTGGCGAAGCTAACGCCATATATGGGCGAGATATATGCGAATCCAGCCGTCACGCAGAGCTTGCTTGATGACAGTTTTGCCAATGTGGAAAGTATGCTTGCTAATGAAGTCGCTCTGGAGTTCGCGTACCAAGAGGCTGATGCTTTCGTGAACGGCAACGGGACATCCAAGCCAAAAGGGATCGCTGCTTATACTTTCGCATCTACAGATGACGGCACACGCGCATTTGGTCAGATTCAGTATGTCCCGACTGGCGTCAGTGCTGACTGGGCAGTAAGCAATAAGGCTGATGTGCTATTGGATTTGATAGCTAAGTTTAAGATGGGGATGCTACAAGGCGCTGTTTGGGCAGCTCGTGGGTCTGCTATCACGGCTATTCGTAAGCTCAAAGATGGGCAAGGCCAATATTTGTGGCAGCCTGGGCTATCGATAGGGCAGCCATCTAGCATATTCGGTTATCCGATTGAACAAGTTGACGCGTTGCCAGCGGTTGGCGCTAATAGCTATTCTATCGCGTTAGCAAACTGGAAGCGTGCATATACTATCGTAGACAGAATTGGCACTCGTGTATTACGTGATCCTTTTACCAATAAGCCATATGTCCACTTTTATACAACTAAACGTGTTGGTGGTTTCTTGGTAGATTCTGAGGCTATTAAGTTTATTAAGTTTGGCGCAAGCTAAGTATCAGAGCGGGAGCAATCCCGCTTTAACTTTTAATAAGGATCTCATATGACGACAACAAATCAAACTTTGAATCGAGCGGATTCTGGAAGCTTGCTAATGATTGGCGGAGAACTACGAGTTTTAACCGGTGGAACGATTACGCCAAATTCAGGGACTCAAGCGACTGTGATATCAGCGGCTGAAACTTCTCACGCGCTAAATGCTACTTTTAGCGATACCGAGGTAGAAGCAGCTCTAAACGCTCTTGGAACGAAATTCAACTCGCTTCTTGCTGCTATCAAAGCGGTCGGAATCGTAGCATCATCATAAGGTGGGGGGAAAATGAAAAGAGGATATTCGGATTTACAGATAACGAAAGTGAAAGCAGCTTCTGTTGCTGGCACATCAGAAGTTAATTCTGATATCGTTGATTTGATGGACTGCGAAGGCGTAGTTTTTTTGACTACTGCGGGCACTATTACAAGCGGTGGAGCTCAGTCTATCAAAGTAGAGATAGGGGCGGAAAGCAACTTGAGTGACAAAGCGGACGCTACTGGACTCGCTATCACTATTGCGGACGATGACGATAATCAAAGTTTCCAACTTGATTATGTTAAATCGACGAAGAGATATGCTCGTGCCACGATTTTGAGAGCAACTCAAAATTCCGCATTTGGCGAAATCTACGCGATTAGATATGGTTGTCATATCCTGCCCGTGACAAATACAGTTACTGACACCTTTACCGAGGATCATAACTAAAATGCTAGCGTTGATTACACCAGCATCTTTGTTGCCAGTGACTTTGGATGAGATGAAACTTTATCTCAAGATGGACGATATCGACACTGATGATGCTGTGATCACGCTTTTACTGACCGCTGCTGTTGCACAAGTCGAAGCTGCTACGGGGCGGTGTTTCATCAATCAAACGTGGAAGCAGACTTTCACAAATTTTCCTGTTTCTGATCTTGAGTGGCAGCTATACAGATCGAAGGTGCAAAGCATCACAAGCATCAAGTATTACGATACAGCGGGAGTGCAGCAAACTGTAAGTTCAAGTATCTACGAGATAGACGGACAAGAGCCCACAAGTGTGAGATTAAAATATTTGCAAACTTGGCCAGCTCATGACGGGAGAGAGGATGGAATTGAAGTTACTTTTGTAGCTGGTTATGGAGCTACGGCGGCCAGTACTCCGAGTATGATAAAAGCTGTGATACAGATTATAACTTTTTGGCTCTACGAGAATAGATCTGGGGGTGATTATCCACGTGAGACTTTACAAGCATTAGTCTCTAGCTACGTTGTCGCACATGTATTGTAATCGGATGACATCACGCATATCTTTGCAGGAGATGCAACACCTAGCGGATAGCATCAGCGGAGAGCTTTTGATCAGCGTGAAAAATGAATATAATGTGTGGGCAGAAGTGAAATCTCGGAACCTGTCTCAAGCTCAGCAAGGCGCTATCGCAGGAGAGGCGACGATGGGGCTACAGACTTTCGTAATTCGCTACCGAGCATTAGACTCTGAGACATGGCGCGTGAAAGATGATACTGGCGATATATGGGACATTGTAGACATCCCGCGCCAGATAGGGCGCAAGCAAGGGTTAGAGTTATTGTGTAAACGCACGGGGAAGAAAGAACCAGTTGGAATCATCGACTTACAGTCTTTGATTATCGGGGGGCCGGCAGGTGTCGAATGAATTTATCAAAGTTGGCAAGCTCCAAGGGTTTGAGCAAATTAATGCAAAGCTCGTAAGATTGCGAGGACTTGGAATAGTGCCGAAGCATGAATCTAAATTCAAGATTTTACGTGCGGGGGGAAAGGTCATTAAAGACGAAGCAATATCAAGAGCACCCGAAAGGAAAAGCGAGATTTGGCACGGGCGGAGTAAAAAGGCTTTAATGCTTTTTGCTGTTTGGAATAAAAATATTAAATCTCCTGTAAGTAGAACGAGGCTAGGAAAGGATTTAGTGCCTCTAAAAGAGTCCATCGGAGCGAAGTTTGCGGCTGGCGCAAGTAGGGACAACTTAACTTTGAGAGTGCTATCACGCAAACCTACTGGGCATCTGATTGAGTTTGGACACAAGACAAGGCAAGGGACCGGGAAAGCAAAAGGCTATAAGCCAAAGGAGGGAGGCAAAGGCACATTACCAGCTCAGCCTTTTATGCAACCATCGATTGATGCGAAGACAGACGAAGCCATAACGAGAATGGGCGAGGTCTTTGATAGCGAACTAACTAAACTAATCAACACGACAATATGAAAGCAATCCTAAAGGGCGAAGTTATCAAGTGGCTATTATCTCTTGATGCTATCACAGATAGGGTAGCTGATAGAGTTTACGCGAGACGTATAGATGCAAAGAGGGGAATCCCTGCTATCGTAGTAAGAAAGAGCGGGGAGAGAAACGAAGCCACTCATGGCGGCGTGGGGATGAATGTCACTATGCTTTCTTTTTGTGTCTTTGCAACGTCTGATAGAGAGCTGGAGAGTATAAAGCAACAGCTTAATGATATACTTGATGCTGAGGATATGGATGCTGAGGATATGATCGCTCATTTCTTTCTGTCTGATGATTCAGATTTCGACGAGTATCAAAGCTTGGAACTTAACGAATGGGCGGGAGTCCTAGAATATGAATGCCACTGGCAATATAAAGGAGATTAAAAAATGGCGATTAAGTTAGCGAAAGGAACTAAATTTAAGTGGGGCGATGGCGGCGCGGGTGCAGCTAAGGCCGTGAAGTCTCATGGGTCTACAGATTCTAATGTGACGTTTACGGCTGTTGATGCAGGTACTCTTGGCAACTCGATTACAGTTGCTTTGACGAACCCCGGGGGAACGGCGGATCTTGCTGTGACTGTAGTAGGGACAGCTATCTCAATCGCGTTAGGTGTCTCTAGCGGGTCTATAGTTTCAAAGGCTAACGATGTCATTGCGGGTATATATCAGAGTGCGGATGCACGGGCATTAGTTGATGCTGCATCCGATGGTGACGGAACTGGCGTTGTGACGGCATTGACTACTACAGCGCTTAGCGGCGGAACTAACGACGCTGAGGCATTTGCGGATTTACCTGGAGTCGGGGACATCTCTTTAGATCCTGGTTCTTACTCGCAGCTTGATGTGACTTCTCATAGCTCGCCTGGGCCGCAACCGGAGATGCTAAACGAAGCTTTCACCTCGGCGGGGTCTGCTTCTTTCTCTTTACAGTGGGATGCTGCAAATGCAGGGCATCTTGCCTTAGAGGCTGACTTTGATGCGAATACGCAAAGGAATGCTCAAATAGTTCCACCTACTGGAGCCGGACAAACACGGAGCTTCCTAGCGCAAGTGATGTCGTTCGGGGAAAGCTATCCTGTCAAGGGCGTAGTGACCAGAGATGTGCAAATAAATATAATTGGTTCGGTAACTAAGAGTTAATATGAGTAAGTTCACTGTCGTGTTAGATGGCATAGAACGCGAATTGAAGTTTGGTCTTCGCGCCATTAAAGCGATCGAAGATGAGTGCGGCGTTAGCGTTGCTGATGCTGCGTTTATCCAAGGTCACGGAATTGGGCGGCTGATGGTCATGCTCTGGGCGGGATTGTTGCATGAAGATAAGAAGCTGAAAGCAGATTCTATTTTTGAGTTAGTCGAAAAGAACCCGAAACAAGTGATTACGGATTGCACTTCTACTATCTGGGATGCTTACAATCATTTTTGGGGCATCGACAAAATAGAGCCAGAAGAAAAAAAAACAGAGAGCAAAAAAATAGCTCCATAGATTGGGATGAGTGGTTAGCCTGGGCTGTTGTTGAGGTTGGGCTAACTCCATCACAATTTTGGGACGCTACCCCTATCGAGCTTGCCGCCTATTCTAAGGCATCTTTGAGCAAGCAAAAGCTTGAGTTAAAGACTCAAGCACATTTTACTGCATGTCTAATTAATTCCATTCTTGGTAGTCTCTCTAAAGACTATGAACCAATCACTTCTGGTATACTTATCGGAGAGGATAATGAAGCCGATGAGCCGATTGATAATGATTCTGCGTGGGCGCAATTCGAGAAAATAAACCGTGGCAAAAAATAGAGATCTTGGGAAATTACGAGTTGACCTAGAGCTAAATACAGTTTCTTTTGCTGTTGGCGCAAAGCAAGCTCAGTCTTCTATGTCTCAGTTGCAGAAGTCTATACAGGGGATGGCCGCTTCTGCCGTTGCTGCTGTTGGGATTGGTTCTCTTGGCGTCGCGATGAAATCGGCGGTGAGTTCGGCTATGGAACTCAATGCGGGCATGGCAAACATTGCCTCTCTCATGCCAGGGAACGCGGCGCAAATTGAGACATTTCGCGATGCGATTCAAGACTTGTCTATCTCTTCTGGGAAATCCACGACGGATCTTAGTGCCGCTATGTATCAAGTGGTATCAGCTTTTGGCGGGGGCGCTGATGCAGTAGATAGGCTGAGGATTGCAACGGACGCATCGCAAGCAGGGTTATCTACCACCGAAGAATCTTTCAATCTCCTCTCGGTTGCGACAAAGGCATACGGTCAAAGCTCAGTAGAGGCTATGCAATATGTCTCTGATCTGGCATTCAAAACTGTTCAACTTGGGCAGACTACATACCCAGAGTTGGCAAAGGCTTTGCAACAAGTTGCTTCTGAGTCTTCAACTGCCGGAGTTTCGCAGAAAGAACTATTCGCAACGTTCGCTGCTACGACTGGCGTTATTGGAAATGCATCAGTTGTCGCAACTAAGCTCAAGGCTGCATTGTCATCGATGCAGAACCCAACAAAGGATCTAGAATCCGTTTACTCACAGCTTGGCGTCACCTCAGGCAAAGCTCTAATCGAACAAAAAGGGCTGCAAGGTGCTCTTGTTGCCATCACCGGAGCGGCTGAAAGCTCGGGCGTTAGCTTGGGCAAGTTGCTAGGCTCGACGGAAGCGCAGTCTGTAGCTATGAGCATTGCGGGACAGCAAAGCGAGAAATATAAGCAATCTCTCGAAGGCATGGCGAATGCTGCGGGCACGACAGCGGACGCACTGAAAGAGCAAAAGGAAGGCATTAACGAACTTGGGTCGACTCTTAGCCAACTCGCGGCTACTGGTGTAGTCGCTATGCAGAAATTTGGGCAAGCGATAATAGACGGACTGCAAGGATCGGGAGCCGTTTCAGTTTTACAAGTAATCAAACAGTCATTGATTGAGATAGGTGCGCTGTTCGATGGGAAGACGGTTCTTGCGGCAAAGCTTACAACGGCAGTGGATGAGGCTTCTAAGAAAGTTCAAACTTTTGAAGGCTATATCCGCAATTTAAATGAGTCCCTTGAAGATACCTCTTGGGCATCTATATTTACTGTCAAGTCAAATGCAGAAGAAAACCTAAAAAAGTATAACGAGCAGCTAGTAGTTGCGAAAAAGGAATTGAATCTTGCAAATAAGAATTTGCAACTTTGGTATGACACTTTTGAAAAGAAAGACAAAGCTGTTCCTAGCGCGACTGAAGAGGCGAGTAAGTTAGGGGAGGCGACAGGGCAAGCAGGGAAGGCTCATATAAAAACGGCAGAGCAAATCTCAGCAGCAGCAAAATCTGCAAAAGACGCTGCTAAAGCAATGGCGGATCTGCGGGCCAAATACTTAGATACCGTTACCGATATTAAAAAGAATAAACTCCAAGATTTATTTTCAGTTGCAATTAAAGCAGAAGATTTTAGAGCTATCGAAGGACTTGGTGAAAAGTTCTACGAAGAGACTAAAAACGGGTTGATAGAAGGGCTTGACGAGTCGTTGAAGAGTAATGAGCAAGCTCTTGCTATCACGGATAACATGGCGCGTGCATTGTCTGACGATAAGATTAAGCAAGCTTATGCAGACATCGAAGATGGTCTACTCAAAGGGATTGAGAAAGAGAAGGAAGAGCGAGAGAAAGTAATCAAAGACTTGGCAGAGCTCCAAATAAAAGAGCAGAAGCGAGTCTCGAAGATTACGGAAGATTTTTATCTGGATGCCTACTCTTCTATCGCTAGCGCTACGACAGGAAGAGAAGCGTTGCAAGGAGTTTTGCAAGGTGGAGCGCAAGCAGCTAGTGCGTCGACGGGGTTACCTATAGACACTATCGCACAACCTTACATCGATCGCTATATTCAAATCGGGAAAGATGCCGGTAAGGATATGAACCTAGCGATTGGAACCGTGCTCACGATGGGCATGTTGCCACCAAACATTTCAGAAGCTATCGGCGAGCCTTTTCGTGTCGCTCTTTTTGGAGGGACAAAAGACGCAGAGACAGAGGCGCGAGATAGGGTTGAATCTTACTTAGAAAACTTGCTACAAACTAACGTAGTATTTGGCGATGAGATTAAAACCGGTTGGGCAGATTCTTTTGCGGCTATCACGGGGGAAGGGCAAACAGCATTTGAGACTTTAGGCACGGCTATTTCGGTGATGTCGGGGCAATCGATAGAGTTAGGTGGGCAGATTGGATATGTCCTTGGTGAAAATTTAGCGGGGAATATCGATCAAGCTAGAATGCTGGTGCAAGAGCTTGGGCTATCAGCGGAAGGGATGGGCGAAATATTTCTTGAAGCTGGCAAGAAAGGAGAAATCACTTGGCACGAGTTTGAAGTCTCGATGCAGGGCGTAAACGAACTGACTCAAGCGGGACTTGTTGGAGTTGGGGATTTACGCGGAGCATATGAATTGCTCGGGAATAAAGGGACTAGGGCGCTGGTAGCTCTTAGGAATTTCGGGGTGGAAGCAACAGAGGCAGGGGCTACAAGTCTTGAGACGCTAAACGGCGTGATGCAAAAACTGGGGTTCACACAAGTTGAAACCGATCGCATGATAACAGCGTTACAAGGGCGTGGCGTGGCCTCTATGGAAGACCTAGGGACGGCCAGTGAAAGGACGCTAGGCGGCATCATCGCAGACCTAGAATCCTCTGGGATGCAATGGAACACATTCGCGGAGGGGTTAGTTGGCGCGGTAGATCAAATGACCGAGCTACAAGAGAAGCTTAGCGGCATCGAAAATAAGACGGTAGATATTAATGTTAAACTGCATTATTCAGCAAGCGGAGATGTCCCCACGCAAGCATATGCAAGTGGGGATGTGCTAAAGGATGTCATGCCGTTTGCTTCGGGCGGGGTCGTCCATCGTCCTACCTATTTCAAGCATAGCGGCGGCCTGGGCGTGATGGGCGAAGCTGGGAGTGAGGCTATTATGCCGCTGGGTCGTAACTCCAAGGGCGAGCTAGGAGTAAAGCTTTCAAGTGGGGGGAGCGGAGATATTAACTTCCAATACGTAATTAATAATCCTGGCCAGAACTCTCTTGGGGCGATTGAAAGCGCGATACGTTCGGCACACAAAGCAGCAGTAAGGGATAGCGTCGCAGCAATCTCAGAAGCAAGACGAAGAGGTGTTTGGTGACAGACGCAGGATATATCGACTTAATGTCTATCATTATGGGCGGCGTGACGGGCTTAGGCACGAGCACTGAGCCTTATGTTCCGCTTGCGTATCCTCTTCAGATCCCTAGCGTGTCGGGGGTGGCTAGTATTTCGTGGGCACGTGACGAGGTTCGAGGTATATCTGAAAGCCCGTTTACCTATCATCGGCAAATTTTCAAGCACTTCGGCGAAAGGTGGCGAGTGAACATCACATTGCCTATGATGAGTGAAGAGAACGCGGGGCAGTGGAGATCGTTTCTGTTGTTGCTTGATGGGGGATGGGGAACATTTCAGTTTGGAGATTTTTTTAACGTTGCTCCGAAAGGTAAAGCTTGGGGGTCTCCTGTCTGTGCGGCTGATAATGTCGCGGGGAAGGTCTTACTAACAAAGGGGTGGAACTCGAATATTACTGGGGTGCTAAAAGCTGGAGATAAGATACAGCTCAACTCAAGGCTTTACGAGATTACCAGAGATACGAACTCCGACGGGATAGGGCTTGCTACTCTCGATATTTGGCCACGACTCCGAACAGTTCCGGCAGAGGAAGATTTTATTATTACTCAAAACCCACGCGGCATATTTCAGCTAGACCAGCCTGGAGGGGAATTATTTTCAATGAGTTATCAGCGCATCGGGATAATGCCATCTTTTGAAATTATAGAGGCTCTTTAATGCCCAGAAATTTAACACCAGAAACTATAGCGGCCTTAACATCAAGAACGATTCACACTGAATATCTTTTTGAGAGTGCCTTTGAGTCGCAAACTTTGCGTTATTGGTCGGGCTTTGGTGCTTTGTCTTGGGACTCTAAAACTTGGGCAGGGGATGGAAAGTTTCACGGAGTATCAAATATTAGAGATTCTTTAGATATAGTAGCAAATGGCATTTCTGTTTCTTTGCCCGGCATCTCTACCGAAATTTTAGAGATCGCACTTAGAGAAGCGCAGCAAGCTGTTCTCGGAAAAGTTTGGCTAGCTTTCTTCGATAACAGTGAGAATCTTTTAGATGTTGATTTACGATTTGTAGGAAATTTAGACACCGTTGAAATTTCAGAAGAGGCTACGTCCTCGGTCATCACGTTCAGCTATGAATCTCGATTGATTCGTTTTAATCAGTCAAGAGAAATTCGATTGAGCAATGAAGCTCAGCAATCTAAATACCCTGGGGATAAGGGGTTTGAGCAACTAACTAATTTGCAAAATCGCCGAGTCTACTGGGGGCGCGCGGATCCTGGGAGGTTACGCGTATGAGGGTGGATGAAAAGTATAATGTAAATTTAACTAATTACTCTTCTGCTGAGCAAGAGTTAATAAATTTTCAAAACACCCTTGATAGTTTAAGTAATTCCGATAGTGTCCGACGGGAAGAAATCCGCACGGCTATGCAGTCTTTTAAGGATACTGTAAATTCTAACCTGATTGAAATAAAAAGTGAAGAATGGGGGAAACAAGTTTCTGTTCGCGGCGGGGAATATTACGGACAAGTAGCGTTCGGGGAAGTGAAGACAGGTGGGGCTATTAGCTTCATGTCTACAGACGAGGGCGACGATACTGGCCTATACTTGCATATGCTAGTGACAACGACTTGCCACGAGATAGATGGGTTTGTTTATGTGTACAGCGATGGGCACATAGTTTTTTTTGATGGGGCGTTATATCCTAATGAAAGTCGATGGGCAACTAACTTTTTTCAGCAAAGGATTTTCACTTCATGCAAAAACTTAGGGACAGAAGATCAAGCAGCAAACTCGAATTTAGTTTCTCAGTCGGCTTTACTTTTCCCAGAGAAGTTTACGGCTGCACATAGACAGCGGGGGCACTCTGGCATTTACTTCATCCTAGTCTATGATATTGACAAATTCCCGAATGGGATCCCCGAGCTAACAGCCAGATTCAAAGGCTATAATCAGGTTTACGATCCGCGGATAGACGCTACGACATACAGCAATAACGCGGCACTCTGTCTCGCTGCTTACATAACAGATACTAATATCGGAGCTGGCTATACTCTTGAAGATCTAGATCTAGAGTCGTTATCTACGGCAGCAGACGTATGCGACGAGCGTGTAATTTTGCAAAATGGAGCTGGCGAGAATCGCTATGAGTGTAACGGAGTTTTTGAGGCATCCTCATCTAACGACCACAAAAAGATCATGCAAGAAATGGCTCTTGCTATGGGCGGTTACATTTGTAACTCTGGCGGCAAGTGGCGATTTTATGCAGGTGCTTACTCTACGCCAGTTGTAGATTTAGACGAGTCCGATCTTAGGTCGGGGATGAAGATTACAGCGAAGCCTGGCAAAGATTCTATTCTAAATAGGATCAAAGGACAATATCGAGGGGATCTCACGGATTGGGAATGGGGCGACTATCCACCGATCCAGAATAGTTTTTATATCGACATCGATGGAGAGGAACTAGAAGCAGTATATGACTTTGCTTTCGTTTCGTCCTCATCTCAGTGTCAACGTATCGCAAAGATAAAGCTTGAAGAAGCGCGGCAGTGGATACAAGTAGAAGCTGAATTTTGCATGAAGATGTATCAAGCTATTTGCGGCGAGAACGTCACTATAACTAACGAGCGGATGGGATGGGAGCAGAAACCTTTCCGCATCATCGACTATTCTTTCAATTCTCAATTTTTAGATAGCGGCGAAATTATCACAATTCGCGCAGTGCTGAGAGAGACAGCAGCGGGGATCTTTGACTGGAACAACGGCGAAGAAACTATAATCGACTTAGCTCCAAATACTCAACTTCCAGATCCTACTAAGTTGCCTATCCCTCAAAATTTAACTCTATCAAGTGGCACGGCAGAACTCGATATCAGAACTGACGGAACCGTCTTTAGTCGGATCTATTTGACTTGGGATGCCACAACAAATCCTTTTGTTCTAACTGATGGCTCTTGGTTTGTGCAGTATAAAAAATCAAGTGAGGAGATTTGGAGGACATCAGGATATATCGACGGTGAGCAAAATTCACATTGGATTTTAGATCTTGCAGATGGAGAGTTATACGATGTTAGAGTAAGAGCAGAGACTAATTTTAAAGGTGAGTGGGCTGTTGCTGCTGGTTACCTAGTTTTGGGGAAGCAGGAGAAGCCATCAACGCCTAGCAATTTGAGGGCATCGACAAGCAAGAAAGGCATACTCTTAGAGTGGGACGGCATCACAGATCTAGATTTATCTTATTACGAGATTAGGAGAGGAGCCACTTTTGTTAGCGGCGTATATGTTGATGTGACGACATCCACAAGTTACTTAATCCCGACACAAGCCTCTGGGCATTATTATTTCACATTAGCAGCAAAAGACACTAGCAAAATTTACTCAGATGCTATTGCCGTGGAGGTTGTGATCATAGGGCCGGGCAGAGTTGGGAACCTGAAAGGGGTGGTCATATACAACATGGTCCAACTCTCCTGGGATGCTCCGACTGGGTGGAGTTTCCCAATTAAAGAATACAAAATATATAGAGGCAATACCTTCGGATCTGCAACGTATCTTGGAAGCGTTAGCGCTACACTAAAAGCTTTGCAAGAGTTTTTAAGCGGAACATATACGTATTGGGTGACGGCAGTTGATGAGTACGGGAACGAGAGCCTAGAGAGTGGCGTGACTTTAGTTGTAGACGCACCACCATTTTTCCAACTCTTCGATAAGCAAGATATCGATTTTACGACAGCGATCACTCTTACAAATATCTTGATAGAAGATGGCACTCTATTAGCTCCAGTCAACACTACAGAGACATGGCAAGAGCATTTTGTAGATAACTCGTTTGCGACTCCGCAAGCACAGATAGATGCGGGCTATCCGCTCTATATCGAACCGGCGACTTTGGGAAACGGAATTTTTGAAAGCGTTATCGATTACGGAGGGTCTTTAGGTGCGGTGATTATTGGCTTATCTATCTCATCATCCTGGATAGATGGCAGCGGGGAGGTTATCCCGACGATCAGTTATTCGGCAGATGGATCTTCGTATACAGATGGACAAGTGGGATCTTACCAAATTATCGGAACAAGTTTCCGGTATGTCAAAATTAAACTTGCGGTAGCAGCAGATGACAGAGCATCTATAGTAAGGATAAGTTCGGCTATTGTGACACTGCAAGTTAAAAGGACGAGAGACGAGGGAACTTTATCGGCGATATCTACCGACGCAAGCGGCACAGAGATCATACCTAACTATACTTTTTTAGATGTGTTCGAGGGGAGTATCAAGCTATTGCCACAAGGGAGCACGGCAGCTATTGCGAGTTACGCAGTCGTGGAAAATGCTGTTAAAGTCTTTTTATGGAATACCTCAGGAGTAAGGATATCAGGTACGGTCGCTTGGTCGCTAGAAGGGATTATCGGCGAGTAACTATCTTATATGCTAAGATTGTGGATGCGAATAAATTTAAAGAGATAAGAGTGCAAAGATGAGTGAGGATTGGAATAAACCTAGTTTAACATCTACTTATACTGATGTCCTGACGGAGTTAAAAGATCGAGGCCTTGCTACTGCAAAGATGGACTATACGGGGTCTACGAATTTACCTTCTGGGGTTATCCGATGGAGTTCTACAAGTAGTCGATTTGAGATGTGGAACGGGTCGACCTGGGTAGCGCTACAAGCAGAGATAGCCGCTCACATCGCATCTACGAGCAACCCTCATAACGTCACGACTACGCAAATCGGAGCGGCGACTGCGGGGGCGTTGTCTGGACATACCGGGGCTACTAATAACCCTCATAGCGTTACTACTGCCCAAATTGGGGCGCTAAGAGTAGATCAAAATTTGAACGATGTGCCGGATAAGGCCGCAGCTAGGTCTATTCTTGGAGTCCCCTCTACAGCCGATCTGTCCAGTCACTCAAGCAATACTAATAACCCTCATAGCGTTACAGCGAGCCAAGTAGGAGCCTTACGTGCAAGTAATAATTTATCTGACGTTGCGAATGCTTCGACTTCGAGAGACAATTTGTCTGCTGCGGAGTCTGGAGAGAACTGGGATATCACATCTCTTAATGCTTGTAATTCTGTAGCAGCCTCAGGGAACTTAGAATTGAAATCGCAAGCATTTGGTTCAAGTGTTTATATCAAGCCATCAGGGGGCGCTGCTTGGGAGTTTACATATACGGGGAAAGTTGTCCCGTATTATCAGCCAGATTATACAGTATGGCCGACAAATCAGGGGGGCTACACGACAAGACGGAGCTTGAACCCTGCGGCAGCTACTCCTCAGTATAATGCGGATGCTATAAATACTTTATATGCAGACTTGATAGCAACCGGAATTTTTAAGTGATTACATTTAGCTCGATAGGCATTTCTAAGATTAGACAGCAACAGCTATCGAATAAGCTGTTAGCTGAAAAAGGATTGCCAGAACGTGAGATAGTAGGGCAGAGAAAGTCACTATCGAAGGCGACAAGGCAAGCTCATCGATTAGCTTGGGCTGGAATTAGAGGGAATAGAAGTGACGCAGTCAGATCGAGCAGAATTGATACAGATGCTGGAAAGGCTGGCAGATGCGTACGATCTATTGAGATCGGTGGTTTCTATGTCGAAAACGAGGAATGTAGTTCCGGGGCAATTCGTTCAGGAAGTATTGTTTGTGTCTAGGAGATTGCATATAGGGATGAGCCAGCTAGTAGTGTTATTAGATGAAGGGTAAAAATGGAAGATCATTACGAGTGCATGGTGATACAGCCAATTGAATATATCACGGCTAACAATCTAGGGTTTCTCGAAGGGAACGTCATCAAGTATATTTCGAGGTATAAGCAAAAAGGCGGATACCAAGACTTGATGAAAGCGAAAGATTATCTTGAGATTCTGATGGATGATTTTCGAAAGAATCCCATTCCGATTGAGCAATTTTTAGAGCAAAAAAAGGAAAGTTTTGAAGAGGCTTTAGTATATGTCGGAGATACGAATAAAAAGGTGCGGAAGAAAAAAGCAAAAGCCTGATTTGCCGGAGGCTTTGTTTTTGTTGATTGATTGGTATGCAGATTGGATAGAGACAAAAGAGACGAAGCAAGTTGACTCAAGAGCGCTAACGATGGCTATAAAACACGTCGAAGCCACGACAAATATTAGATTTTTTTGTGCAAGGAAGAAATGAAAAGTATTTATTTAGGCGCTGTTCTTTTGCTAGTTGGCTGTGGCAGTGGAGGCGCGGATGAAACAACTTATAATATTTTAGATTGCAGCGAGTCGAATGTTACGCATACGGACAACTCTTCCTACTTTCCCGATTGGAGCATAGAAGGCCGTGAGGAGTCAACGACAGAGTTAGTTGACTCTATCTTAAGCATGCCGGTGGAATCTTATGTTGATCGAAGGACGGCGGCGTTTTGCGATAGCGCCGGACTTTGCAACACTCTTGAGTGGCATGATGAAAAAGTTTTAGTTGAGCATTGTGTTGGTGTCAATTTTGAGTTTAGTGATAATTAAAACTGTTGCGGCAATCCATGCTATAGGAGGTTTTAGTTATGTCCCCTGACGTATCCAAAGGTTATACCTGGGCAGACTTAAATGCCGCACTTAAGATTGAAGAGACTATCAGCGCTATTCAGCATCCTCTTGGGATCTTAGATGGCGCTAAAGCAAGCAAAGTCCATCTAGCTTATTCGGAGTTAAGGCTTGCAATGCGAGTCTATATCGAGTCAATCTCGTGTTCTGATTTTTAGGATTTTCAAAGGCATGGATGCTTTTTTTGAGGGGATAATGATGAAGTCTCATTTTACAATTTTAGATTTTACATGTCTTTGTTGCGAAACATGTTATGTGCAAGGCCAGTTGTTGAAGACTTTGGAAGAACTCCGGCGAGTAGTGGCCGGCCCTATCATTGTATCCTCTGGCTATAGATGTGCAAAGCATAACGCCGATATCGCGAATTCGTCGAAAAATTCTGCGCACATAAAAGGGCTAGCAGCAGATCTTTATTGTCCTGAGTTGCTTGCTACAGAGTTATATAAGCAAGCTGATAAGTTATTTCGTGGGGTAGGGCTCTATCATTCTTGGGTGCACGTAGACATGGCTGAGAGGATAGCGAGATGGTAGCAGAGGATCATGTTAACAAAATAAAAGAGACAGTTGAGACATTGCGCAAGTCTGGCCATCTCGATTTGTTCGCGAATGGTCTAGGATCTAGCAAGCCTGTTTTGAAATTACTAAGACCGCCGCCTATCATTCAAGGGCTATTTCGCAATGCTAGCGAGTTTCACGACGTTGGTTATGCTTGCGGAGGTGGGATCGAGGAAAAAGAGGTGGTTGATTTAGAATTTGCAAGTCAATGTTTCCTCGTTATTCGCAAGCTCAAGTTTATGAAGGCCATGTATGCTATGATGTGGTTATTCTTAGATGATCGATTTTTGCTAAATTTTGGAGTATTGAGTTTTAGCTTTCGAGATGAACCTATCTACAGCGAGGCATTATTAGTAAGTGAGTTAGCATGAGAGAACGGAAAGCGACTGGTGAGATTTTGATCTCGATGGAACGGACGAATGTGAAAATGGTCGTGGGCGTTTTTGTTCTAGCGATGAGTCTAGGGGCATGGTCTTTCCGAGTAGAAAACACACTTTCTGCGGCTACTGTCTCAATGGGTCAACACGAGAAAGAGGAAGAGAAGGTTTTCGAAAATTATGACAAGGCTCTTGTCCAGCAAGCGGAGCAATCAGATCGGATTGAGGAGTCTTTTATTAGGCTTACGACTCAAGTAGAGAAACTAAACGAAAAGTTTGACAAGATAATAGAAATCGTGATGTCGAGGACAAAATGAAAAATATCTCTAGGCTGGCGCAAGTTTTATCTCTCTCCTTCTTCTTTCTTGCGTCGGCCTCTTTTTGCTTTGCGGCTGATGTGGGATGCGGCCGAGACACTGATCGTAACGGCAGCGTGGATGCGATGTGTGGCGGCGCGGATGCGGACTTTGACGGCTATACGATAACGCAAGGCGACTGTGATGATGCTAGTGCGGATATGTTCCCGGGCATCACGACTACTACCGGATGCGGGACTGGGCAGTATAAGACCTGCGCTTTGGATGGGAGTGGTTACACCTCTTGCTCTACTATAGCAACCTCAACTTGTAGCTCTGGCAGCGGCTCGACGTATTGGGTTGACTGCGATGCTGCAAGCGACGGGACTGGAACGTTTGCGAGTCCATATCAGGATTTTAAGCACTTAACATACTACTACTACACGACAACGCCACCAGCAGGACATCATAGCGTGACGGCGGGAGATTGCATCAGAGTCAAGGGCACTTGCGATGTAAAAACAGACACAGGCGTGCAGTACGGCGAAGCTGTTATGAGTTTGCGGAACAACACGGACGGAACCGCCGAGACTCCGATAGTCATCACGAGATGGCCTGGAGCAACTACAGCCTTAATTGGAGCTACGGATCAAAAGGACGGACTATACATAGAAGGGACGAATTATGTATATGTGTCTCAACTTAAGTTCTCTTCGACGTCTACTAATGACGGCAATGGCTTGCGATTTACGGAGCTGGTAGGACAAAGAGTATACGGGAATGAATTTACTGCTATCTCTGGGAATTGCAATGAGAATACCGCCGCCATCAATGTAGCGGGGACGGATGCCATAGTGCGCAATAACAAAATTTGGGACTTGCACGGATCATCGACAGGCAATGCCGCGAATTGCACGGGGATTGCTGGATGGAAAGGCGATGGAAATGTTGTTGCGTACAATACGATCGGCGAGGTCTCGGCGGATGCCTCGGCGTATGGGATTAAATGGAAACACGGCGAAAAAGACACAACGACATACGACTTAGAGATAGAAGGGAATTTGATCTATGGGGTCCCGATCGGTATTGCAGCAGCACAGCCGAACACCACGGTAGAAGGTAACTTCATTTCTATCGGCACGGGCGACTACTGTGTAGGCTTTACCGATCTAGGTGGAGACAACGCACTTATCAACGAAACGATTCGATATAATACGTGCTTAGCAGGTGCCAGCGGATACTTTTTCTATGGACTACCGAACGCGACATATGTGCAGTCTGCGAATTGGGACATTACACATAATGTTTTTGTATCGACTAAAGCGACTGGAGTGACTGGCGAGAACGCCGTTATTGCTATAGCTTGGTATGCTGACAATACAGAGTATGCAAATTTCATCGGTGCGGATGCGTTGACAGTAAGCAATAACTGTTACTATCAAGCGAATGCTCAGACGTTGCAGTGGTCTGTGTACGGGCGGAATACTACTTACAATCTCGGAGAAGATTCTAATTTCGTCACTTGGCAAGCAGAAAATCGGGCGGGGGGGAATGACCGTTGGGCGATGGATGCGAACTCTTACGTGGAGAATCCTTCTATTGTCGCCGGTGCAGCGACATCCACAAATTGCGCTTTGCGCGGAGTCCAGTTTGGGGGCACTCCTGGAGGTGGAGAGACTATACCGTCGCCGTCATCTTATAAGAGTAGCGTCGGCGAGTCGATAAGAGTCAAAGGCAAAGCTACTAAGATCTCGCTTGTCGCATACGACGCAACAACTCAGGCTGTCGTGACTACTGACGCAGGGTTTACTTGCTCAATTTGTCCTTATTCAGATACCGTAGGGATCGAAGCTTGCCCAGATACTACTAGCGCGCCTACGGCAATTACTGCCATCGATGGGGGTTATGAGTTAACTCTAACGGCAGCGGAAACTTTAACGGACTATGCATATATACAGTGCAACGGGAATGACGGGATCTTACCGGTAGCTATAACGCTCAACACAGTGGAGTCCATCCGTAGCCCACGAGGCTTTGCGCAAGCAGGATCTACATCTGGGAATATCGTTCTAGCAAGCACAGAGTCTTTTGCTACCTCGGCACCGAATGGGTCGGTAAGTGTATGCATCGTTATCGGCACAGGAGAGATGCAGTGTAGAGCTATCACAGCGTATAACTCTAGCACAAAGACTGCTACCGTATCCCCAGATTGGGAGGTGACACCTACTACGTCATCTGGCTATATGCTCGTAAGTAACTCGGCTCCGGCGGTTTGGGCGGCGACATCAAGGAGTGTGACTCAAGTTAGCGGCAACGTAACAGGATCGGTAGCTAGCGTGAGTGGTGCTTGTGCTACAGTGACGGATAAGACTGGCTATAGCGCGGCGTGTTCGTTGGGCACTGATGCCATTACAGCAGCAAGTATATCAACTGCGGCAGGTAACAAACTTGCGGATATGACGCTAAGACGTAGCTCGGCGAACGTAGAAGCGTCCAGTTATGGAGATGTGCTAGATCGGAAGTCGCTGCTTGGCGCAGTAGGGCAGCAGACGCACAAGGTTGTAGTCGTCGGTGATACTATGACAGTCTATAAATCGGACGGAGTGACAGTGTTAGGCACTAGGACGTTGACTAGTAACAGCGCAGCAGCTCCGATAACCGGACTAGGGAATTAAGAGGGTAGATATGGCCACGCTCATGATTTTTTTACCGCCGGATATCGAGCACGCAGATCCAGTGAAAGACGCACGAGGATGCTGGAAGCAGGGCATGATCCACAGCGTGTATGCTGATGGCGTTTGCGTTGAACCGCCTTCTCCAGATTCGAGATTTACATTTATTCATCTTCCTGGCGTGCCAGTGGAAGATCTAGAAAAGTATACGCGAGGCGTCAATTCCGAGATTTTAGGCGAGCAAGGTGTCCTTCTCCGGAAATCCAGACGAGAATATCGGATCGACATGGACAAGCTGCCAGAAAGCAAAAAAGGAGAGATCACGCTTGAAGCTCCGATGACGATGGGAGTGGATAGAGTAAGTAAGTATGGGCTTCCCTCGGCAGTCAAAGACGCTATTCGATCTGTAGCGACGAAGAAAACTATTGCGGAAGCAGAAGCTATAGGGATCAAGTAGATGGCCATCCTTACCTTTTATGTTAATACCGCGTCGACGCCTGGCGGGGACGGAACGACTAACGGAACTTCTGGCGCTACCCGTGCATTCGCATCTTTGAGCGAAGCTGAAGCAGGTTTGCAACGAGTTACGTCGGACACAATAAATATTTTTTGTGACGGCGGCATCGATACGGCACCAGTCACCGTCGACGGATGGACTATCTCTGCCCCTGGGAGCCTGAATATTCTTGCGGCAAAGCCTCACGGAGGGAGATGGAACGATAATATTTATCGTCTCTCTGTAACTGACTCAGCATCCACCACTAAGTTCGCAAGTCTCGACATAAAGGAGGATCGAGTAGTCGTAGACGGCTTACAGATCGGCATCTCGTCGACGACTTCTAATTCGGGCGGATCGCCAAGTTGTCTGATGGTCTTTAACTGCACCGTCTCAGAGATTACGGTACGAAATTGCTTTTTTAGAAAGACTGGCGGGACGTGGACAACCATCCGAGGGGTACAGTTACATACAGCCACCGTAGCCAACGCGTATCTCTACAATAACCTCTTTGCAGGGACATTCTCGTCTAGCTTTGTTGCTGCTACTCTCACGATATCTGGCGGAGTCTACTTTTCCCACAACTCTTTAGCCGGGGGTAATACGACGCAAGACGTGTTGCTTTCGACAGGGATCACAGAGGGGAAGCTATACTTTTCTAACAATTTACTGATGTCCACGAGTGAAAACATTACCGTCAATCCCTCGACTTGTTTCAATGCGTCCTCTGACTACAACGTGTGCTCGCTTAACGGCACGGCTACGCATCTAGTCCCAGGATCTCACTCTAAGAAAAGCAGTCCTGTAAATTTTGCAGATGCCGCGAGCTTAGATCTTCGGACATCTGATATCACCGCGCAAGTAGATAACAATCTTTATGCTTATGCAAATTGTCCTGTGACTACGGGCGTCGAGGGCAATGTGAGACCGCCGACAGGGCTAGTCTTTGCGGGGGCATGGGAACAATCATCAGTGAATACTTTAGCAAGCTTAGGGCAGATATGATCAAGAAATATTTTTTACTCGCGGTCTCTCTATTTGTGATTTTTGTTGAGACATCTCAAGCTCAGGAGCTTTATAGACCAGTCAACGCCGCTACGATCGTGCCGATTGATTACAGGAATGGCGCTACAGGGCTGTGGATAAGCGGAGCAACTGGATCTGATTGTGAGTGTAGCTATTTTACTAGTAGCTCAGCACCTGCAACATTTGCTGACTGCACAAATGAAGCTACTGAGATCGCGACGACAAGCGGGCGCTATTACTTATCTCTAACTGCTGGCGAGATGAATCACGAGTTTGTGACGGTTAAGTGTCACTCGACTTCAACCGGTGCAGTCGACTACTCTGTTACGATTGCGACGATAGGGCGCACAGTGAGTGATAAGACGGGTTTTAGTCTCAGCACTCCGCAATCTTTTTCGACGACGGGATCGGTAGGCTCTATCACTTCGATTCCAGAAACAGCTTTACCAACTTTCAAAATTGCACACTGAGGATTATGAAATATATTTTTGCAATCATTCTTTTTTTGGCTCTCTGCGGACAAGCTAGAGCTGAGACAGCGACATCGTCTCTATCTCTGATGACCGTGACGGCAGGGAGTGAGAGCGCGACGGGAGACGTAAAGTTTGCAAGCAGCACGCGCGATGTTGCTATCCAGTCCTTTGCTTGTAGAGCTACGGCAACGCCAGTTAGCGGCACGTTGCCGACACTCGATCTTAAGATACAAACTTGCCGCACGACCGACCCAACTTCGTGTGTGGACTTGTGCAACTTTACGCAGTGCACTACGGGCACTTGCTTTACAAGCGGAACTGAAGTGCTGTTCAATCTTTATCCGCAACCTGTTTATCCTTTTTTCCGCGCGGTGGCTAGCTTTGGTGGGACTACTCCGGTATACAGTTATCAAGTTTTCCTTGACTACTGATTTCTCTCTCATGTGACCACATATACATCCCGTCGGCCTCTGCTGTTGGATATCAGTTGGATATCAACAGCAACTTACGGGATGTCGATGTGGTATCCAGTAGGCGCTGATGATATCCCAACATCAGCGTTTTTTTTTGTCTTATAGCGTCAAAAATCTCTCAAAAAAGCCTCTCTCGCGTAAGCTTAAAGCTATCCAAAGGAGATATATGCACGAATCAATAGCGGAAATAGTTTTTACTACCGGTAGCACAAAGATGCTAGGCATCACTACAGCATCATGCGAGCGCGAAGCTGTGCAGATCGTCGTGGACGACTACGGCGATGACGTCGAGATCGAGTCTGTGACGATGCATCTGGTGCAGTAGCAAAGCGTCTAACGATGCAAAATTTGCTCAAAAATCGGTTATTGAATCTTACAAAAAAACGTAATTGTGGTAGAGTCGAAGCACTAGAAAGCGGTATCGAATCTGTAGATATATGCATACTTACATCGACGATCTTTGTGCTTCGGGTGGGCTTATCAAGAGCAAGTTACTCAATCGCGCCGGAGTCTCTATCCAAAACTTTGCATCAAAGCGCAAGCATCACGGGCTATGCTCGGAGCAACATCTAGCAATGCTCCAAGCATTAAGTAGCATTGCTACGAGCATCGACGACTGCTTAAGTAGCATAGATGGGGACTCGGATCATTCTATTTTAGTTGAGCTGCTACATTCTCAAGCCTACGTCAAGAAAGGCAAATTGTTGGAGATACTTGGAGAGAGTGGGAGTTTTTTTCATGATAGCTTTTCGCGCAGCAAAAAGCTAGACAATCTACAATTACATAAGCTAAAACAAGGACTTACTGAGATATCGAGACAGATACGCCATGCTTGTAGCATTGCTAAAGTATGCTTGTAGCAATGCCAATTGTAGCAATGCCAAGTAATTAATAAAGGAATTAATTAAATAAGTAAGATCTATAGTTATTACATATATGTGTAGTTGTACTCTTTTTTTTTCTCTTTTGCCTTTCGTGTGTTTACTTTGCTCCAAAAATTTTGTAAGCTCAGAACTACAAAAGGGTATAGCTTTCTAGTTCTGAGCTCCTTTTGTCATGGGACCGGCATGTAATCCGGTCATTTGATTTTAATTCTCATCTTGGATTGTTATGTTTATTAAGTTGCATCTCGGTTGGTACAAACATCCTAAAATCGTAAAACTAAAAAGAAGACTTGGAGCTGATGGGGTGTTATCTCTTCTCCATTTGTGGACTTTTTGCGGGGAGTCAAGACAAAACGGATCGTTGGTATCGATGAGCGAGGAGGATCTCGAAATTGCTGCCGATTGGATGGGGGACGCTGGAAAATTCGTGTCGACTTTGAGAGAGTTGCAACTGCTAGACTTAGATAATAAAATCCATAATTGGGATCGTCATAACGATTTTGTAGCGGATGCGCCGAAGCGTACAGCTAAGGCTAAAAATGCGGCACTTGCTAGATGGTCGAAAAAAGAATCAATTCCCTCCCAACCTATACACCACATCAAATCCTACCCGATGGAATCAACCGATGTGCAAGCTTACGCGACACCCGAAAACGCTCCGGTCGAAAAAAAAACTAAAGAAATAGCTGTCCCTCGATACATGCAGCCAGATCGTGCCGGCAATCCTCGCAAGCGAGTGGGAGACTATCGCCACTTGCATCTATCACAGCCCGAACTCGATAAGTTTCGCGCAGCGTGTGACGAGCGCGGACTTACAAAAGAGCAGCGCAGTTTGATCGGAGACAAGGTGGACAACTGGTTTGACGAGAACCCTAAGAAGCTCGCTAAAAGCTCCGATCATATCACTCGACTGATGACGTGGGGGCTCAAGGATGCGCTAGAGCTTGACACCTCAGCAGCAAAGCATACTCGCGCAAAAGACATAGCTAAGGCTTCGCTCCTCGGCGATAGTAAAGCTGTGAGAGAAGAAAAGCGTATTCATGCTTTAATAGATAACCTCAAAAAGGAAGAAAATGAATGCACCGGAAGCCGCAATATTACTCGAATTAGTCCGCTCGATCTGGCCATCTCAGCAAGTGGCAGAAGATATAGCTAGAGGATGGGCTGTAGTTTTAGCTGACATAGAGCCACGCGATGCGGGCGAAGTCGTAAGAGAGATTGCGCGTAGTGCTCCGAGTGACTACCCACCAAACGTGACGCGCATCTATGCGGCAGCAAGGGCGTTGTATCCACCTGTGCGCGAACTGTTGAGCTACGAGAAGGACGCAATATACGAGAGCTACGAAAAGAACGGGCGGCACTATGTAAGAGCATCTAAGAGCTACAGTAAGCAGTATGACGAGTCGATACGTAAAGTCGGATTAGTGCGACAAGTGACATCGAGAGATGCTGAGGGGCGAGAGCGGACGTACGGATATAGCAAGATCTAATCTCTCCGAAACTTGATTCGGGCACATTCTTTATATCAAAACAAAAAACGCATCAGGCTAAAAAACTTGTTTACAAGCTAAGCCGCTTGGGCTATACTTAAAAAATCGGGGGAACAAGGACAAAGGGAGAAACATCATGGAAATTGAATTGCTAGAAGTAGATGCGCTAGTCGAATCGCTAGAAGCTGCCCCTTGGGCTGCGAAAATTCTAGAGGTCGAAGGCGGGTTTCTTGCTTTCGAGTCATTAAACGACTTTGAGCTGTGGGTAGCTCAAGTCTAAAAATGGGGATAAATCGGGACAACAAAAAAACGGGAGATAATAAAATGGAAAACAAAAACAAAATAGAAGCCTTAATATCCGTCTTGGACAAGGCGGCTACTAGAGCGGCAGAGCGGAAAGCAGATGCCGAGTTTATGGAATCTCTTTGCGACATGTCGCGCAAAGAGATTTTAGGGATGCTGAGGTTGCAAAGAGATTGAATAGTAACTGGGTATTTCCGTTTTGGAAATACCCACAACTAAAGAGGAGAAAAAGAAAGCGGTGGTTGAGGAAGTAGTAAAGCAGTATTTGAGCAGTATCGGTATTAAAGGCGGTAAGTCAAAGAGCGAGGCAAAGCAAAAGGCCTCAAGAGAGAACGGGCGGAAGCCCAAAAAAAAGAAAGGAGAGAAAAAATGAACGTCTATGTCACTTATATCACAGAGAAGGGGCATCAAGAGTTACTAGTAACAGGCTTGTCGGAGGAAGCAAGCTTGAGCGAAGTCAAAGGCGCGTTGAGGTTGCTGAAAGCAGCAACGACGGGCGAAGAAATTAAGATATTGAAAGCAGAAAAAGTTGAGGTGCAATGATGACAGAACTTTTCAAGATTGAGATGAGCGACAAGAATGAGATCTACTTGTCGGCAAAAGATAGCAGTGAAGCCACGGTGTTAGCAGCTTCGCTTGCGAATGCCAAAGCAAAGGCTGGCAGCACGGCGTATGTGGTGTGCGTGTCGGCAGTTAAAAAGGAGGAAGGGGAATGAAAAAGATATCTGAGGAGATGCAAGATCTTAGCTTGCATCAGATGTATGAAAGGGTAGTAAACAAAAAGCCGATACTGAGGCCTTTCTATGAGGTTCTCATCTGTAAGGTAGTTGAGGGAGCGGATCCAAGACACGTGACAGCAGGGATTGCGTGGGATTATTTCAAGGAGTTCGGCAATGAAAAGTGAACTTGCGTTTGACGATTATCGAAAAATTGAGGCTGTGAATCACAGCTCTTTGAAGAATATCGATATAAGCCCGTTTTATTACAACTATATGCTCAACGCTGACATAAAGCCGACAGAGAGCATGCAGCTCGGGACGCTACTACACGCGATGGTGTTGGAGCCTGAAAAGGCAAAGCAGTATGTCGTCGCTCCTGTGTGCGATAAAAGGACGAAGGAAGGAAAAGCCGCATACGCAAACTTTCTTTCGTCTTTGCAACCCAACGCGAAAATAGTCTCAGCAGAAAATCTTGAGATAGCAAAGGAGATGGTTACAAGTCTGCGAGAAGATGCGACAGCGACAAAGCTAATCGAATCTTTTACGGACGTTGAAAAGACTTACGCATATAATCGCGAAGGATTTAGCTGTAAGGCTAGAGTGGACGGAATCACGAGTCACGGCATCTTTGTCGATATCAAGACGATAACTAAGCTTACAGACGCAGCTTTCGGAAGAGCTGTCGAAGATTACAGCTACGACACTCAAGCGGAATGGTATCTAAATGCGGGCGAAGGCGAATCCTTCGTTTTTATTGTAGTCGAGAGCTCGCCGCCGTTCGACTGTTGCTGTTATGTCGTGCCGCAGGAGGTAATTGAGGCAGCGCGGAAGGTAAATGTCGGACGACTCGATAAGCTTAAAGAAGCTTTGGAAGTTGGAAGTTGGAAGGGATTGGGTGGGAACGGATTGCGTGAGTTGCCGTTGACTTGGAAATTAAAGCAGAGACTGGGAGTGTAGAGATGGACGAGAGAGAGATAGCAATCAAGGATGTATCAGAAATTTCGTTAGAGCCGAAGAGGGCTACGGATTTGGACGATCTACAAAGGATCGCGAAAATCTTTGTCGCGTCGAAAATGTTTGGCGACGAAGACTTGGCGAAGGCTTGCGTCAAGATAATGGCGGGGCAAGAGCTAGGCTTGAAACCTTTTGAGGCCATGTCTGGTATTCATTTGATAAAAGGGAAGCCGAGCATTTCGGCTAACCTCTTGGGGGCGATGATCACGCGGGCAGGATATCGGTATCATCAAGAGACTCATACCGAAAAAGAGTGCACACTGCGCTTTTTCTTAGGCGCGGACGACTTAGGCACAAGTAGCTTCACGATCGAGGATGCGGCTAAAGCGGAGTTGTTAAATAATCCGATGTGGAAGAAATACCCGCGCAATATGCTTTTCGCGCGGGCGCTAAGCAACGGGGCGCGCTGGAAGTGCGCATCCGCATTTAGCGGGCAAGTTCCGTATGTAATGGAAGAGTTAGAGGACGACGGAGTTAAGTCGTGGAGAGTAACGACGCCGGCGGGCATAAGCCCTGCGGTGCAAGCAATCAACGAAAGACTGGGGGGGGGGAAATGAGATTTTTTGATAAAAATGGAAACGCGATATGTTTTGACGACATTTGGGACGAGAGAGGGATCCACCCAAAGGCTATGCAAAAGATTGAGAAGAGGTGGAAAACTTATCCGCTCGGGTCCGATATCGCAATGTTGTGGTGCTTAAATTTGGCATACTTAGAATTACAAGGGCTAGAAGAGGACGTGCATTATATGAGTTTGAGAACATTTGTTGATAGGCTGAGAAATTCTTGGCCAGCTTGAAGGATGGAGGAGGAGGGGAGATGGAATAACGAGAGGGAGGATAGAAAAAAAGGAGAGAGAGATGGAAAAGAACAGTATGGAAGACAAAGCAAGAAGGGGATGGGTGCAAGATGAGCAATCGCAAAAGCAAGATCTAGATCTGGTTAGCGATTTCGGTGCAGGAGTGTTGCTTGCGCTCATAATCGGAACAATCCTTTTGTGTTTGACTGGATGCAGTGTAACGATCGAGCTTGACGCGCAAGCTCTGACAAAGGCGAAATCGGTGCGGGAGGTCGTGCCGATGGGATGGGAAGATACAGCAGCGCTTGAGTCGATGCTTGAAGAAAAGAAGGAGGGCGCACGATGAAAGCAAAAGCGATATGTTATGGGGCGCTGAGCTTGATGAGCTTAGGCGCGGTGTCTGTCGAGATGCATAAGCAGATCGGCACGGTCGGAATGCTGAGGCTTGCAGGGGTGAAAGTTCCAGAGATAGAAAAGAAAGTGGAAGTAGAAAAGATAAAAGAGGTAACAGCTCCGAAGGTCACTTTTGAGCAAGCACTAAAAAATAGGGTTGAGACAAGTTCAGTCCCTTCTGTGATCGTAGAAGGGATACTGAATCAAGAATCGGGAGGGAACTTTGAGCGTATGAGCCTCACGAGATATGAGCCATCTTATGCAGAGACAGCAAAGAGGATCACACGGAACCCCGACGAGCAAAGGATGTGGGCAAGTTCCTGGTGTCCTTTTCAGATAATGGCTCCGCATGCGCGGAGATTCGATCTTGACTGGTCGGATCTTCTTGAGCCGGAAACGTGCGTGCATGTTGGAATGTCAATTTTGGAAGAGTGTTGGAAGTTAGCAAAAGGGAAAGGGAGAGCAAAAGTTTATAACCTTGGCCTTTGTTATAATGGCCCGCAAGGGCAAGCATACGCGACGAGGCTTGCTGAGCAAGTCGGGAATGCAGCGATTAATCGAATTTTGGAAGGGGAGGGATGACATGAGAGGAAGACCGGATAGAGATAGAGAGAACAAGAAACTAAGAGAGATCTTTGGGCGTCGTCTTGGTCTCTTACAAGCTCAAAAGCAAGAGAAAGATGTCGTTCTCGCGGAGATAATGATGGTCGATGTGACATTAATCCGCGCTTACAAAACGGCTCGATGGATGCCTTCGATGGCGTCGCTGATGTCGCTTGCGAATACATACGGGTTAACGCTCGATTGGTTTTTCGAAGATAAATAAAGAAAGATAGGACAAAAAAAGAGGAGAGCATAAGGATGAACACAGGATCTAGAGGTACAGTTTCTTCGGTTCAAAAATATTCGCCTGAAAAATCCCTATTGTGTCAGATGCTACAGAGAGCGATTGCAGATGCAAGCGGGCAGGTGTCCGAATCAAACTATACTGAGAAAGCAAAGATGGAGATTCAAGAGAACGCTATAGGTTGGATCTTTGACCCGTCGTTTAAGACGGATGGATTTAAGTTCAAAGATGCTTGCGAAGCTCTAGACTTAGATTATAAAAAAATCAGGTCTGCGATTAAGGACAAGTTAGATCAAAAGGATAAGGATTGGCTATGTCAGTGACGGAGGAGTTAATTGGATTTGCTGATTTAGTGCTATCTATGTTTGACGCTGAGTCTAAAGCAGACAAGTCGGAGACAAAGGAGAACCTATTCCGACAGGCTAGATTCCGCGAGCAAGTGAAAGTAGTAGCGAGGTCTATCTGTGAGGACTATAATTGCAAGATGAGATCCTATACTCAACAGAAATTTTCAGAGTTTGAGAAGAGAGGAAGGGAATAAAGGGGAGAGGGTAAAATCATGATAGCATTGCAGATGTTTACTCGAATGGAGGCTTCTCGGTTTCGGGAGTAAAGAGCCTTGGACACGAGTTGAATGTAATCAAGAGGGGGGAGAAATGACTGTGATAGAATTTTACGACAACTACATTTGGAGAGACACAGTAACCGGCAACGGTTCAACAAAGCCTAGGAGGGCGGACGCGCTGGCGGACATCGAAGCTCTAAACGCAGGGAATAATGCTAGATGTGTGAATTGTTGGGACTGCGTGAACTGCCGAAATTGCGAGGGATGCCGCGATTGCGAAGACTGCGAAGACTGCAAAAATCTCAAGGATTGCAAGAGGTGTGTCTACTGCAAAGATTCTCACGATCTGGAGGGGTGCAATGATTGCCGCGAGTCACGGAACTTGAAAGGCGAGTTCAGTCGCTACAATTGCAGAGCTGACGAGGATTGCAGGTGTGAGCATTGTCGCATCGCGCACCGCATCCACATCGGGCGCTACGACTCGATAGAGGCTTATGCGGAGTGGCTGCTAGAGCAATACCGCCACGATGACCCGTTGCGCCATTATGTGGATCTGGGAAAATGGGCTGAAAGAAAGACTAGATATTTAGTCGTCATCAAGCGGAAAGATAGCGGAGTAGATATCTTTTGCGAAGGTGGGATGTACGATCGTTACAAAGAGGACATACAAAGTTTAAGTGAAGGCAAATGAGATGGACAGAAGATGAATACAAGGAGTTTCTGCTTAAAGTTAAGGCTGAGGATTCCAGGGCGGTGCCTCAGTCTAAACGAGCTGCTAGGCAAGTCGTGGCAGCAGATACAAAAAGAGAAAAAGAAACAACAGATAGCGGCAAGAGCTGCTATCGCATCGTTATTATCTCAAAGCGAGTCAACGCGCTAAACTTTGATAGCGATAATGTGGTCGCGAAATGGGCGATTGATGAGATGGTCAAAGCAGGGCTGCTAGAAAATGATAGCACCGCGTATGTTGAATCAACTCTCAAGATGTGTAAGAAGGTAGAGACAGCAGCGGAAGAAGAGACGATCATCGAAGTTTATCAAGAATGGCGCAGCAAATAACAATTTTTGGCGAAGTCGATGACGTTTACGAACGTGAGATTGTTCATCGCGCGAAACGTAGAGTTCGGAATCCTAAATCGAAAATACAAATATTTTTGCCGCATGGACATCGCGAGTCACACATCATTTTGTTGCGTAATCTCTCGTCGTCGACGTTGCCCGCTGGCTGCGTTTCGCTGCCTTGGTAGTCGTTCATCCTTTATCCCTCCTCTAGTGCGCTCTTGATAGCCTCTTGCCCCTCTGCTTGTCGCTTGCGGTTGTGACAGCTGTGACACATCGATTGCATGTTATCCCAATCGAACTGATTTCCCCCTTGGCTTAGCGGTATCTTGTGGTCAACCAGTTTCGCCATCCCTCTACAGTGTATATAATTTATACACAGCGGATTCATGCGCCTGTGAGCCTTGCTCGTATTGCGCCACAGTCTAGTGTTATATTTGTGATGATCTGCTCCTGAGTTGCCGACCCTCTTGCTTATCCAGCTCCGCTCTTGCCATGCCGCGCGATGCTGTCCACATCGCCCACTCTCATGCTTAGTCAAAGCGTTGCACCCACGAGAGTTGCACCTTACGTTAAAAGCTCTCATAGCCGTAACCTCATCAGCTCGCTCTCGTCCATGTCTATCACTGCTCGCCTTAACGCATCCGCATCTAGTCCGAGCACAGAGCAACAGAAGCCGAAAGACCCCACAGCCTCGCCGTCACTTGCAAACCACTGAGTATCTGAGTAGTCATCAACAAACACGGTGCCCTCGAAATAACCTCCATGCACGTAACCACGTATGCCATCTGCAAGCACGGCATACCAGAGCGCTCGGCACTCATCTACTCGCATCTCTCGTGAGTCTAACTCTAGAGCTCTATCGTCAGACTCGAAGTCGATACGAGCATCAGACTTGATATCAACTTTGCGACGCGAGATTATATCTAACTCACGATAGCGCTCTTCAAACTCAAAAACTATTTGTATTTTCGATTTAGGATTCCGAACTCTACGTTTCGCGCGATGAACAATCTCACGTTCGTAAACGTCATCGACTTCGCCAAAAATTGTTATTTG